TCTACCCAAGTAGGCGGTTGCACAAAGTGTGAGCCTGTACGTTTAAAATCTTCTACAAATTGCTTGTTTACACCTCTTACACTTTTAGTTTCTCCTGCCTTACCCCTGTAATATCTTATCAAGTATCTAACATTCTCTTGATTGTCAAAGTGTGCGCTTTGCTCCTTCATAATCAAAGAAGCTAAAGTGTTAGAAGGCATCCATTGAGGATATTTAGCTAAATAGTCCAAGACTATTTTTCCACTCATTGTGGTTTTGCTTCCGCCTTTGTTTTTTGTTGTTGCCATAGGTTTATTTTAGGTTAGTGAGTTTAGTATCAAATCTGCTTCTTCTTCTCTGCGTTTGACCAATCCATCTAATCCATTTTCCCATAGCCTTTTACTGCGTTCTATTTGGTCGGCAATGCCCTCGTAATCCGCTTTTGCCACAAGGTCAACTATTGCCCTCATTTCCTTTCGACTATCGCCATCTAACTTGTTCCCTCTGTTATAAATCATTGAAACCAAAGCACCTCTTGTGTCCTCGTTTAAATTGTCTAATTCTGGGTAAATTGCCTTAGTCATTGCATAATACTTAGGTAGCGACTTATTAACGAATACATCGTATGCAAAATTGTACGGAATCCTAACTTGTAGTATTTCGCCTCGCATCATTGATTTAACGGCTTCACCTTTTATACCGACCACTTTCCTTAATGCGTGTAAGAAGTTTAAATTTAAGCCATCCCAATCGCTAAAGAATTTATTATCCCTAACCTCACTCAAATTGTATCCTATTCCAATAACTACTCCGTTCTCGGTTAAGATAGGTTTTTGGTATCTGCGTTCATAAACGGCTCTACCTCCAACCTCGTGTTTGATAATTAGTTCAATAGCCTTTTTGGGAATCATATTAGTAGTTTTGGTAGGTTGTTTTACCATTTGCCCTAACTGCTCTTAATACTTGCTTTCTTTGTCTGCCTGTTGATTCATAAGAAACGTGAACCCAATCTGGATTTTCTTTTGTTCCAAATTCCCAGATTAATTGGTCAAATTCAAGATTATCTTTAATGTAATTAAATACCATTTTATTAGTTACACCGCTTGGAGAACCATCCATATCCACGTCAATCGCTTCACCTGTGCAATGCTGACTGGTCAAACTTCCCTTCACCACACGATTAAGTTCAATAGACCTGTAAGCACTGGATATATGAATAGGTACTCCAAAGTGAACTCTAACAGGCTCAAATACTTTTTCTGCTAATAACTTGAAATTAGCAATATGCTGTTCTGTAGGCATATTACTTATTCCGTTTCTTTTTGCTGACTCGCTACGAGTAACCTCGCTTAATGATAAGTGTTGTGATAGTTTCATACGTTATAAAAAAAATAAGTTAATAATATTACCCATAAGGTAAATCCAATTGCAAATGCTCTTTTTTCGTTATTCGGCATCCTTCTTAGTTGAGAATTTATCAATAGTACTTGTACCCATTGCAGCTATGCAAATAGCCATAACGCAGTCAACAAGTTTGTCGCTTGGTGCTACTTCAACGTGGCTAAATGAATTAGCCAATAAAGTAATACATAAAAATAAAGCACTCATTAAAGCTATTACCCTTTTAGTGCTAATTGAACCTCTTTCATCGCTTAATAAATTTGCTATCCATTTCATTTTATTGTGTTTTAATAAGTACTAATGCCATAAACAACATCAATGTCCAAAGTCTATTTATGCCTTTTTCTTTCTCGAAGGCTTCTTTGAACTCTTGGTCAATTCCTGTGGCTGGTTTAATATTTTCGATATGATATCTGTAAAGGTTGATTGTATCTTGCTTTTTACTAATTTGATTAATTGCTGAATCATAATATCTTGTTTTAATTTGTAATGAATCTATTGTCTTGTTATAACCTAAATACAAAGCGTTTATTTCTTTGCCTTGCTCAATGGTCATAATAACAACCGAATCTTGTTTAATTTTTTTTATTATCGGATATTGGGAGTAACTTGAAACTGATACCAGAATCATTACTAACACTATCCAAAGTTGCTTTAACATCGTTTAATTCCGTTTTTAATATTGTAACTTCACTTTTTAATTCCTTAATAGTTTCAACCGCCTTTTGTACCAATTCCGCTTCTTTTTTACTCGCCTTTGCTTGTACTTGTACCGACAAATTATTCGTTTGAGTTACCTTATTCATTAACTTTTGGAACTCAATGTCTTCTTTTGTTTCCTCGCTTTGGTTTTGAGCAGATGCAGTACACCCCATTAAAAATATAAATAATAAGTATTTCATTACTTAATAGATTGAATTTTGCCTAAACTTTCAAGTGTGCTTAATTTAGCGGTTGCAGATGCCAAAGATGAATCACATCTTCTTAAAGCCAATTGCATAATGTCAACCTTTTCATCTAATTTCTGCACTTTAACCGCTTGGCTTGTGATTTGGTCTTTAAACGTAGAACGAACATCAATATACAATGCAGATATTCCACATAGAACGATAAATAAAGTAGCTACAACAGGATTCTTTGCGAAGTCTTTAAATGATACAGGTAAAGCCATTTTAGAATAATTTTTTATAGTAACCTAATGAATAATGATTAGTAGTTGCGTTTATTGTAAATAAGCCGTTTTTAGCCGTTTTATACCCAAGACCAAGTCCTAAGCCTACTTTATTGTCAAATGCCCTTAAATCGCCTAAAACACCCAAATAAACCTCGCTTTTAGGCTTTGGTGTAATTACTTTGGTAATTGTTATAGTAGGAAGGTTAAAATTGGCACTAAATCCTCTGCCTTGTATCTTATTTTGGCTTATTGTATCTTGGATGTATGCGTATCCCAATGAATCTATACGCATAGTATCGGAATAAACCTTTACTTGGTTATAGTCCTTAACGATTGTAATTGTATCGTGAACTTCATCAATAAGGTAGGTTGTGTCTAAAACGACAAAAGGGATTGATTTCCCTTTGATGTACTTTGTAAAAGTTTTCTGTTGGTAAACTGTGTCCGTATCTATAATAACCGATGGTTGACCTATGTATGAAGATTTATCCTTAATGAAAAGAAATACTATAATAACCAAAATTGCTATTACAATATTCTTATACATTACTTAAATCTTTTAGCTGCCTTAATGTAATAACGAATAGCAAAAAGACCAGAAACAATAGCAATCAAACTCGCTATAAGACTAACTACTGGTTGCACATTTACAACACTAATAAATGCGGTTGTACCGCTAAGAATAGTTAACAAGTCCGATTGATTGCTATTATGTACCATTACGCTTCAGTTGTTTCTTGTGGTGGATTTTGCTCTGCGTTTAACTTACCCAAAAATTGCAATAATGGTAAACCATAAGCAGTTGGGATAGTGTTAATAAACGCTTCTAATTCCTTGATTTGTTCTTGATTAATTGTTATCATAGTTTTTATTTTATATACAAATATAGTTAAATATTGAATTAAATTGATTCTTCTATATTTTCTTCAACAATTGGTTCTGGAGTTGGCTCTGGTTGAGGAGGTACTGGTGGTACATAATCACCTGTGATTGTTAAATTAAGTTGAGCAGCTACCCAATCCCAAGCATAAGAATCAATAGTCCATTGTGCATAGGCTTCGCCTGTCATATTAAGATTACCTTGTGCAACTTGAGTACCTTGACTACCATCTGCATTTTCAGCAAATAAAGCGTAGTAAAAAGTAGCACTTGTTCCTAAAGTTACGTTTACGGCATAAGCATTTAATAATGTAGCCTGTAAGTTTTGTCCATTGTCCCATATTGAGACTGGTTGAATTGTTTTCATTTTTATTTTATTTTATTTTATTTTATAAAGGAAATTGTACGCATAAATCACATAATGAATAATAGAATCTTACTGTACTACCACCACCTAATAAATCACCTTTAGTTAAAGTTATATTATAAGTTGTGCTTGGAGTAAGTATATATCGTTGAGCAATGCCAGAAGTTATTACCTGACCAAAAGAAGTAATTGTTGCACCACTAATACTTTTTGCTGGTTGAGGAACAATTAGCATAGAATCATTATTTACAGTACCACTATTTAGTCCTGCACTATTAAAACCAACATACAAGTAAACATCAAAACTATAATAGCTTGTAATTGTTCCAGAAGTAGAAACAGATGTGCTACCACTTAAAGGATAAACTCCAGTTGAAGGAGTATAAACAATAACATTGCTTGGAGTTGCAGCCTGTAAATCTTGTTTTACTACTAATTGATTAGATGCTTTAGCTGCGTAAGAAGCATAAGACGTATTTATATATACATAATCATTTGCGTCAGCTTTTGTAATACATTCATTAGAAGTAGGAATAGGTTGCTTTTGAACAAAAACACCAATATTAACAGCATCCCAAAGATTGTTAAAAGTAATTGCTTGATTATTTGCTAAACTTACCCAAGGCATTATAATAAAGATTTAATAAGATTTTCTAATTGTGCAACCTTTTCTTCTAAATAAGCAATCTTTGCAGTATGTACTTGACTATAAGATAAAGTTAAGAATCCATCATCACCTTGACCAACTGCACTTGGCAATATTTCTTGTAAATCTTGTGCAAAATAACCTAATTCTTTTTTGCCATTTTTAACATACATCCTTGATTTAACATTTTCAATTCCTTTTGGTTGTTCGTAATCTTTAACAATAATCTTTAATCTTCTATCAGATGTATCAAAGAAACCACTTGATGCGGTAACTGAACCTGCAAATAAAGCATCTGTACCTGTTAATTGACCTGTAAATCTTCCTGTACCATTAACATCAAATGTGTATCCTGCACTTGTGATTCTATTTATTAATACATTTGTTTGATTAAATCTTATTATTTCAGTATTACCTACATAAAAAGCGTGTCTTCCAGATGCGCTTCCACTTGAATGATACTGAATATCGTAAGCTGGTCCAGATGTAAATCCTTGTCTTGTACCACCTTCGTTAAAAAGATAAATTTTTAATGACGCATCTGTATACCCACTTGAATAATCATTATTAAATCTAAAAAACTTAGGTGTAGCAGTTGGATTACCACCACTTGAACTACCTCCAAAATATTGAATACCACCTGCTTCTTCAAGCATTGCAGAATTTGATAATGATGTTCCACCAGACCATTTTGGAATAAAATTAGTAGTACCACTTCCTGTTACACCACTTCCACCACCACCACCAATAGTAGTTCCATTAATTTGAAATACCCCGTTAATATTTACATTACCATTAACTTGTAATGCACCACCACCGCTTATACCTGATGGGGTATTGATTAATACATTAGAATTAGACTTAGAAATAGTCAATGCATCTGTACCATTTTCATTATATATAATATAGTTATTAGAACTAAGATTTTCTCTCATTCCAACAAACCATTGAGCTACACCAGCAGTTTGTAAACTTATTCCATTATAAGTAGTAACCGCAGACCTATTTAATACTAAACCATACCCATTAATAATATTTGAAACAAAACTATTACTTGTATTTACATTTCCTACTGCCGTTACACTACTTGAGAATGTAGCAGCACCAGTAGAAAGATTTATTTGTAAGCCCTTTGCAGCAGTAGCCCAATCTGTTAAAAATAGTGTATTACTATTATTTACTCCTAAGAAACCATCAGTAGAACCTTTTAATTGAATATTACCACCTGTTGAAGCAGCTACAAAAGTGCCATTAGATGTAACATTCCCACTAAACGTAGCACTTGTACCACTTAATGCACCGCCAAACCTTCCTGTACCATTAACATCTAATTTAAATCCTGCGTCTGTAGTACCTGTACCTAAAAGAAGATTGCCATTAGCAAACAAACGCATTTGATTAGTATCAGAAGTATTAAATACTAAAGGATGTGAAGATTGTGTACCTATAACTGCAACATCTCTAAATGAAGGATTTCCAGTTGTAGCACCTCCTATTCCAAAATAAGCAGCAACAGTAGTCATATTACCTGTTATAAACATACTATTGTATGTATCAGTAGCAGTTAAAGGTTGAAATAATCTTAAATTAAATGAAGAATTTGCAGAATGTATATCTAAAGCGTATGTACTTGGAGATGATTGATTAATTCCTACAAAATTTCCATTTACATAAATGTTTGAACTTGCAATAGTAGAAGCAGCAGTAAATTTAGGTACTGTATTAATCGTTCCTGTTCCACCAACTCCACCTAAACCTGCTAATGTTTGGTCGCCTGTATTTGTTCCTGATGAACTTCCACTAAAATTAGTTGCAGATATAGTCGCTCCAAATGTTGCGTTATTATTTGCTATATTTATTGTAACCGCATTTGTTCCTAAAACTTCATTGTAAATGTAATAGTGATTTGTATTAAGTTCTCTTAAGCCAACAAACCATTGATTAGTTCCTGCGGTTTGATATAATACACCAAAAAATTTATTTACTGCACTTCTGTTTAATACTAAATAGTTATCATCTGTATTTTGAGTAATTCTAGCTGTAAATGTCTTAGCTGATGTTATTGTTTGAGCAGTACCTAAAGTAACATATCCACTTAAATCAGGTGCATAGTTAGGAATATTTAAAACCCCTGTTGTAGAATTGTAAGTAGCTGCACCGCTTGTACCTGTTGTAGTTAAGCTAATTGCTGCTCTTGCTAAAGCATCGGTATATTGAGTAATTGTTGAAGCTATTACCCCTGTTGTATTGTTATAGCTTATTCCTGTACCTGCACTTAAAGAACCTAAGGTTATAAAATTAGAGCCATTTGTGATTTGGTTATTATTTGTAGGTATTGTTATTACCCCTGTTGTGCTATTGTAAGCACCACTTCCAGCCGTAAAACTTAAAGCAGCTCTTGACCTTGCATCCGTAAAGTAAAGGTTTGTTAACTCTGTTACTTGTGATGTATTGTAATCGCCACTAACTGCTACAACCGCACCTGTTCTACCAAATACACTTGTAACCGCATCAGTATTGTCATCTGTCCAAGAAGCAGTTATTGTACCACCATCTTGTTGGTTAAGCGTTAAAGTTTTAGTAGTTGTTCCTGTAACCGCTGCACTTATGATTGAATCATTGTAAGCAGTATTGAATTTAGTCCAATCTAAATTATCTAAATAACCATCAACCGAAGCAGATGCAGCTGCTATTGATATAGTATTACTTGTGTTATCTAATGGAGCAGTAAATGTTAAAGCAGCTTGTTTGTTATTAAACGTACTCCAATCCGTTGAACTTAACTTACCTGTATTTGTAGCCGAAGCAATAGGTAAATTAAAAGTATGCGTATCCCCACTTGAAACGATAGCAAAGTTTGTTCCGCTTGTTCCTGTGGTTAAAAATTGTGATTGGTCGGTTAAGTTATTTAAAGAAACCATCCCCTTAGATAAAGTAGTAACTACTTGACACAAATGTCCATTCTCGGTATGCAAAGTAACTGTTCTACCATCTACGTTTACATATATTCTAATTGCTAATCTATCCGTTAAAGCTAATGCACTTGTAGGAACAGGAATAGCAAAATAATAAGGTGCTATGATAGTTCCTTGATTAATATACTCTGGAACACCAACACTTGACCCTAATAAGGTAAAAGTTGTACCATCGTACTTATAAAGTTCTGCATAAAAAAAAGGATTGCCTGTATTGTTGTTTACACTAAAGTAAAACTCACAATTAAAGTTACCGCCAGGAATTGATAATACATCTGGGTCATTAGCATCAGTTAAGTAACTCGCTACATATCCATTAGCCGATATAGCAATGTCAGTTCCAGCACCTATGATTGGTTCTTTACTTAACTCTCTATAAGCAACCCCTCCGATTGTACCTTGTGAAACACTTGAGTTAAGATAGTAAGAAACCGAACTACCTCCACCGCTTGATGTTGGGAAATCAGCTAACGTACCATCTCCTCGTACATATTGAGAAGCAGCACCATCTAAAGCGGTTATAACACCATCATTAGCCACTACTGGACCTTGTATATCCCTAATCTTTGCTTCGCCTGTTACTTGTAATTGACTCATAATATTTTATTGAAATAATCCTCTAATATATTCCCCAGCTGCTAAAGGTCTACCAAAAGTAAGAACCCCTGTTGCACTCACAAATCTAACATCATCCCCTGTTGGAGTTCCTGTTGCTAAAATGTTTTGCGCATCCACACCACCTCTTGAAACGTAAAGACAAGCATAACCGATTGTGTCCGCAAAAGTAATTGATGTTTCGCCACCACTTGCCGTGTAACCTTTTGTCTTAACTGGGTTTGCACCTACGATAATCACACCGCTTGGGTCAACCTCTGTTCCTGTTGTATTGTATGCTCCGCTACCTTGTAGGCTCACGTTATAAGTAGCCACATCCTTTTGTGGTGCGTTTATTGCTAAACTTGATATATTACAAATTCCGTTAATAATTGTTAAACCATCAACTCCGTTATCAACCACAAACTTAATTTCTATTGGTGTTCTTGATAACTGCTTCTCAAGCATAAACAAATAAGAAAAACCACTTAAAGTAATTAACCCATCACAAGTTACATTCCAAGTAGCCACATCGTTTTTATATTCTCTAAACCAAGCACTTGATTGACTTGTTACCTCTTTTTGCTCTACGTTTACGTTAAACGTACAACTTGTACTACAAGCAAAAGCGACATCGACCTCTGGGTCTACATCTGTTCTATGCCAATAAAGCATTACATTATTTCCTATTACTGCTCCCATATTACAAATTTACGCATTATTAAAATATCTTTTTGGAGTTTCTATGGTAACATCTCCAATGTAATCAACAGTAGCAGTTGAAGCATTATCGACCATTGTAATTTCTAAAAGTTGTATTTGGCTTGTTTCATCCAAATAAGGAGTTGATGTAAGCCTATTTATTAAAAACTTCTTGTTATTATAAGACAAAGCATTTGTACTTGAATCTTCTATTGTATATGTTTTATCAAGATAAATAAACCCATTTGTTCCAGATATTGCTCCCAAATCGCCTTCTAAAGTAGCTATATTCTTACTTAGTAAGTTTGAATATTGACGCATAATTAATTCAGCCAACATACCAAAATCTTCTGGTGGATATCCGTATCTATACCAATCTCTCAATATAACACCATTTACATCAAATAATAGACCTACATTATTTTGTATTGGTGATGCACCTTGAAATGGATAAATAGCACTATAAGGAATGTCTATATCTGTTGCTATTTGAGATGATGCACCAATATTTCTTGTTAACACAACTTGCTTAATAGAAGCATCTCCTTGTGTTAATTTTACATTCTTAATATATCCACCAACCGCACCATTTGCTGCTTCAAACTTAATACCTATTAAACCTTCAATAGTTAAACTTAAATCTTGTGAATACCCCATAGGAATATTTACATTATAAGAAACATAAGTGTTAAATGTATCATAAACAATATCTCTAAAATGTACTGAAGTTGACCAAATATCATTATCTCTTAAATAATAAGTTGTACCACCAATAAAAGCAGTTATGTAAAGTCTTATTCTATTACCAGCATTTCCTCCTTGATATTCAAAAGATAAAGATGCACTTGTTCCATACATTTTTGGCAAATATTCATAAGCTGTAGGCAATGCAAAATAGTTTTGTATATAAGCATTTGTGCTACCACCTAAATAAAAGATTTCATATCTATTTGATTGGTCTTCTGGTAAAACAACCAAAGTTGCTCTTGATGGCGCAACCTCAAACTCACTCCAACCATTCGCTCTTAATGAAGAACCAGAGCCAGTAGTAAATTTAAAAGTGCCGTTATATATATAATTATTAGCATATTGATACGGCAAAGTTGCTTCAATAGTAGGGTAACCTTTTCTAACTATTTTTGTTTGACTATTATTTACAAAATGGACATTACCTTCTTGATAAGGTTGAATGTTTATTGTATTTGTTAATATACCACTACCACTTACAGTTGGCGCATCTTCAACAACATATCTTGTATAATAAATTGTTTCGGCTTGTTGATTCATTGGTAAAATATACCAATCTCCATTTGCTTGGAATAACCTACAACCAAAAGTTTTAATTATATTTTCTAAAATAGTGTAATAATCTAATTTATAAAAATCCCTTTTGTATTGATAAGTTTGACTAAATGGTTCATCCCCACCAGCATCGCCTCTATCAAACATTCCATCTGCATAGTAAGAACAACAAGCGTAAATAAATATCATATCTTCAAATGGCAATGCATTTAAGCAAGTACCTATGATGTCAATTAATTTAATTAATGAATTTGTATTTACATCACCATCATAATATATGTATCTTAAAAATGAAAGTCCATCAATACAAGCCATAGTTACTTCTTGGTTACCTGTTGTAAATGGAACTTGTATATAATCGTTAAGTAAAAAACCTCTCCATTTAATTACATTATTAATAACTAACTCAACATAATATTTTGTTTCATCAAAGTTTAATAAGTCAGGGAAATTATCGTAATCATCTTGGTCAGATATAATAAAAGACACATTTAACTGCGAAGATATTATAGAAGCAATTGGGTCTTCATTTGTAGCATTTGGTACTAAAGAAACATTTGTTCCTATATATGAAGTAACAGTTGAACCAACATAGCTTTTTTCGTATATCTTAACTATTAATGATGTTTCATCTCTTAACTCTTGTGTTATTGTATATCTTAATCCGTATGCCATTATGCTAAACTAATGTTTTGTCCTTTAAGATTAGATGCCTTTTGCGCTCTATTTGTAGCTAATAATAAATCTTGTCCTCTAAGAACAAATGCACCACCACCATCACCAGCTGCGCCAATTGGATTAAAGTTTGTAAATCCACCACCACCGCCACCCATAGTTGGTATTCCTAATGCACTCATAATAGCTTTAAAAATTAAAGCCTTTACAATCATAGTAGTTAATTGAATAATTATTTGTTTAAATGATTGCTCCAATGCTTTACCTATATTTTCACCATTTGCCATTGCTTGAAACATTGCTTCAAATGCTGGTGTGATTGTATCTGTTATTCCGTTTGCTAATTGTAATTGTGCATTATATGCTTTTAATGCTGCTTCATTTTTAAATATTTGTTCAGCAGTATATTTTTGAGCAAACATTGGTAAATTCTTACTTAAGTTATTTGGTGTTGCAGGTGTTTTAATTTCATTTTCGGTTTGTATAATTTGAGTTGTACTAACCTTTAATACTCTTGCCTGTTTACCTAATTTCTCAATACTTTTAGTTGCTTTTTCAGTCGCTTTAGTAGTCTCATTCGCGCCTTTAGTAAATGTGAAAAAAGGGTCTTTAGTAGCAGCAACATATAAATCATTTACTGAAGTTCTTAAACTTATAATTCCACTTCTTAATGCCAATGCTTCATTTCTTGCCTCTATGTTAGCATTCTTTGCTTTTTCAATTGCACTTGCTTGATAAACAGATGCGTCTGCATAACCATTAATAGCTAATTTAGTTGACTCTAAAGTTGCATAATATTCCCTTCCTGTTTGTATTATTCTTTTATTTGCTTCAGCTAAAGCAATTGTTTTATTAGCAATTTCATCAATGTATCTTGTAGTAATTGCTTGATTTACTAAAGATTGAGTATATAAATCAACTGCTACTCTTGCTTGGTCAACAGTTGTAATTGTTGATGCGTATGCTTTATTTACCTTGCTTAATTCAGTTACAACCGCTTTAAATGCTTCTGCTCTTTTTTGCTCACTAACATTTGCATTTTCACTTATAGTTAAATATGCTTGTAATCTTATTCCAGTTTCACTTGCTTCGGCTCTTGCATCTCTTAAACTTTGTGCAAACTTATTTTCAGCTTTAGATGCTTCAGTTGTCCCACTTATAAAATCAGCTATTTTAGGACCAAATGCGACTAAAATTGATGAAACTGCACCCAAAGCTAAACCAATACCTGCTGGACCCATTAAACCACCTGCCATTGCTTTCAAAGCAGCACCAGAACCTCCAGCCTCTTTACTTAACCTTTGAAAGGATTCAAGTAAAGGATTTAAGTTATTCGCAATACCTATAAATCCATAAGGAGCATCTTGTGCAACCCTTGATAAATTTGTTAAAGCATTTGTGGCTTGTCCGCTAACATTACCAAAGTTTTGCATCTCGGTTTTTAAACCTTTAGATGTCTTTATAAAGTTATTTAAATTTGCTAACGCTTCTGCCGTGTCAGCGGTTATAGTTAGTTTTAACGTTTCTTGTGCCATTTTATTATTTTACTCCATACAACTTTAAAGTCCTTGCCAATTGTTCTTGTGTCAACTTTGGCTTATCATCTTCAACTTCATCACTTGGTAAAGGGAAAAATGATTTTAAACTCTTTGGACTTTTCTCACTTGTATTTACTTTATAAATCAAATAAGCCACCATCCTTGTCCTTTCCCATTCCCTTACTTCCTTGTTTTGATAAGCCGTTTTATACAACAAAAATTCTCGCCACGTCAATTGCCAAAACTCGTTAATCGTTAAGCCAACTTCAATAGCGAGAATAATTATTGAGTCCCAACTATAAAACCCTAATTTTTTTTTTCGTCCGTTTCCTTCTCTGGCTTTAAATCTGGAGTCATTGAGTCTTGCATATATTTCATAAACTCAACTAATTGTCCATCTTTTGCCGATAACCCACCAACTTGGTCTATCCATTCGCACACATCAAACTCATCAAAGTCAATAGGCTTTTTAAGGCTCTTGCATCCACTTTCTGCTGCGGCTTGTACGATATGAACGATTGTATCTAAGTCATAAACACCTACAGATAAAACCTCAATTAGCTGCATTAGATTTTTATTCTCTAATTCGCAAAACCTTTTCATAGCCCAAGTTCCCCACTTTAGGTGGATTGTGTTGTTGTCAGTCTTTAATTCGTACATAGTTTTTTATTTATTATACAGTTTCAGTTTGTGCAATAGGAGGAACACTTACTACAAAAGTTGCAGTAAATTTAACATCATCTTTATCGTCTGCAGTTACACCGAAATCGCTAATAAATACTAAAGAACCAGCACCACCATAAGTGATATCGCCAGATGTTGGAGTTGCTTTACCCATCTTAATTGCGAATAAAGTTTTAGCAGCGTGAGCAGCATACAATTGTTGGTAGCTATCCTTAGATGGAGTTCCTGTTTCATCAATAGCAAAACCTTCACACTCAAAAGATTGAGAAAAAGAAGGAGCTGGAGTGAACTCGTTACCACACTTAGAAGTTGCATCTATTGTGTCGTTAGTCGATGTTAATGAGTTGGTAGTTAAACAAGCAACAGGCTTGAATGTTCCATCATTGTTTATGTCAGCTAAAAGAATATAATCTCTTGCGCTTACTTTTGTTTCTGGCATTTTATTTAATTTTAAATTTGAGTTATTATTATATTATAAGTTATCAATACTCTAAAAACGTTATCCAAAGGGTTTAAGCCATCTAAATTTCTAATACTTTCTACACTTAAACTTGATGCAGTAAACCCATTTGTCAAGGTTATAACTGAATCAGAGTTTATATCTTCTAATATCAAATCGCTTATAGCTTCAGCACGTTTATAACCAAAGTTAGCATTTTTTGTAATAATATCAACTGTGATGCTAATACTATTTGTGTATCCTGCTTTACCTTGTTCTTGGCTTGATGTTCTACCTGTCATTACAATATACTCATTTCCTGCACCTTCTGGAGCAAAACCATCGTAAACGACTAATCCACTTGCACTTGTCAAGTTAGTATAAAACCACTTTTTTATTTCTATATTAGGGTTAAGCATTTAATATCTTTTTTAATCTTTCTATTAATTTAGGCTTTTCTGCTTCATAAGCTGGTATTAAAAATGGTTGTGGTGTAATACCATTCTTTAATATTTTTATAGCTAAAAACCTTGCCAACTTTTCATCTTGTGATGTTTGTGTTGACCTACCACCTAACCTTCTACCACTTTTTACACTATAAGTACCAGCTAATCCTTTCCTTTTTACCCACAAAGTTAACGCTTGAATCATATCATTTAAACTACCACCTTTATTCCCTTTAAATGTTGCAGCATAATCTTGATATCCAGATGGTATTGAAACCTTTCCACCTGTACCAAATTCAACATAAGCACCATAAGACACTCCAACCTCTACATAATGCGTTAACTTATCTTTACTTGTAGCGTGAATACTTTGTCTTAAAGTACCCAAATTTACAGGAGCATTTCTTTTAGCATCCCTTTCAATCTTCAATGTTGATGCTGACATTTCTTTAGCTATGTCATTAGCTATCTTACTATTAAGGTCAGCTAACTTTTTTTCAAGTCTTGGGATGCCAGATAAGTCAATTCCAAATGCCATTACTTGTAAATTATTAACTCCAAGAACCTATTTTGGTTCTCTACGTTCTTAATGGAATGTATTGTAAATCTATCGCCTTCTACCTCAACTTCATCTGAATCTGTTATAGCAGCACCAAAACGAATATAAAGGCGGTTTCTTTGGTCAAATTGCAATTCCGACTCTCCTACCTCACGAACTTGATTATCTGGTCTTAAATCGCCCCAAACAGTGCTTTGTAGGGCAAACGTGGTAGTGTACCCACCTTGACCATCACTTGTTCTTGTGGCAGCATAGATTTTGACCTCACGAGTCATCGTGTTGGCATCAATATAGTTTGCTTTCGCTTTTCCTAACTTCATATTATAAAATTGGGCTTATTCTTGTCCATCTTTGACACGCTTTCCAAGACTTCTCACAAATACCAGAATCACCATCTAAACCTCTATTTTCGTAATCGTAGCTAATTTGGTCTAATATGGCTAATTTAAGGTCTTTAGGGATAGTTGTGTAACCAGCTTCATAAGTAGCCTTTAAGTTGGCATATCTTGGAGAAACTAATTTAGGGAACTCGTTGCCTATTAATTGTAAGTTAGGTGGTGTAACCTCTAATCCGTTTTGTTCCATATCAAACAACTCAAACGTATCAATGTCAATCGGTCCGAAAGGAATATCAAAATTGCCACTCACGTTGTTAAAATAAGTAGTTATGTCTTTTGGTATTAAACTCAATCCTGTTGCCACTTCAATAGCTTCCCTTGCTTGTGTAATCATTAACGTAATCAAAGTATCTTCGGCGGTTGTAGTAACACGGCAATACAATTTTGCTTCTGCTAAAGTAACTGGCTCTACTATTGGTGCGATAGGAACGGCACTAAAGTCATTAATATAATTAGAATAAGACATATCCTTTTTTTACAAAATTACTTAATTTATTCCAATAAAAAACCCCCACCGAATTGGCAGGGGTCATTATTTACTAATCCTTAAGATTAACCTACGTTACCCATATCAGCAAAGATTGCAGATGTAGTCAACATTAAGTTGATGTCTTCATAACACTCGATACGAGCAGTTACCAAGTTCTTTTGGAAGTTTTCGCCATTCTCGTAAGAGAACTCGATAGCTAAACCTTCAACTTCAACTCTTTCTAAGTAGCTTGAATCAAAGATTAATACTTTGTCATCAGTTACCCAAGATGCAGAAATTACAGGAACTCCCCAGATTGTGATACCACCATTAGGGTTTACAATAACTGAACCAGCACCAGCATAGTAACCAGCAGCGATAGTTGCTTTCAATAAACGACCCATTTGTTGTTGAGATACTAAAGCATAAGAAGGTACAAAGTTTGCAGCTTTTTGGTTACCGATATAATCTACTAATTGTAACAAATCGTTAGTTTCAGCAGTTGTAGTTGAACCAGTTGCAGCACCAGATACAGCAGTAAAGAATGCAGCGTTCTCAGCCTTAAAGAAATCTCTTTGTAACATTCTTGGTAAAGTTTGAGTCATAAAAGGTAATGACTTCAACATTTGCTTAGAGAAAGTAGAGAAACCAGCTAAGTAATCGTTTACAACCTTAACTTCAGTTAAAGAGTAGTTGTTCTCACCTTTATCGTTACCTTCAGTTTGAGCAGCGATGTTGTTAGTTAAACCAGCGTTCTCACGATAGTAAACATACAATCCAGTTTCGCTTCTTACAGTAGGGATTAAATCTCTAAAGTTGATGCTTTGTGCTGGTTGGATAGCTGGGTTCGGAGCATAAGTTGCTTGAGAATCACCAGTTAAGTTACCACTCAAAGTCATTGTCTTAACATCAGATAAGTCTAAACGGAATTTACCGCTATTCTTTAAAGACTTCTCCATTGCGTCAAAGTTACCATCTAATTTCTCTAAGATAACTTCATCCATAAACTTAACTTCTTTCTTAGCTGCTTTCTTTTGTGTAGCTAATTGAGAGTCGATTTGCTTTTGTAACTCGTCCTTTACAACAGTTACTTGTGCAGATACCTCTTTGATTTGAGCTTCTGCATTAGCTTGGAAACCTTTAAGGTTCTCAGCCATTTCGTTGATTAAATTTTCCATTTTTACTTTTTAAATAGATTGTTAAATTGCTTAATTGCCTTTAATACTTCTTCGTTATTCTTTTCTTCAACCACTGGTGTCGGCTCAACTGCTTCTGCGGGTTGAGTGATTGTTTCAGTAATTTCCAAAGCCAATAACTCGGCTTGTATTTGTTTTATTTGAATCTCCATTAAAGCAAAGGTGTCATCTGTGAATGTACCACCTCTAAATGCCTTAATTAAGTTTTCTAATCTCATTGATAAGTTTTCTTTAGTTTCTTTGAACTCACCCTTGAAACCCAATGTTGGTGTTTCTGGATTAGCACCCCAAAGAACCGCAGAACCTTCATATAGTTTTAATTCCGTGATTGTACGCACACCAGTCTTTTGGTTTACATCCGACTTTAACGTACTAAAACCGATTGAGTGTTGATTGATTAAACCAGCTTCATATAATTTGATAGCATCTTCGCCACATTCAGTTTCTATTAAGTCAGTAACCGCAACAAGCATATCGCCTTCTATGTATAACTCTTTAGGCTTACCCAAAGTGTGCGCCATATCAGCTTTATGGTCTACTAAAGACCAAATCATATTTTTACCTTTCGGTCCACGTTCTTTGATAGTCTTGGTAAACGCTTCAGCAACGATAATATCATTGTCTAAATCAACGTTTCCAATTCTTGACCAACACGCTTTTACTGTTCTTGATTCTGGCTCTATATCCAAAATCATATCATTGTAGCTTTTGTTTTCAATCTTACTCATATAACAAAGTTATTAATTTTTTTTAATCTGCTAACAAATCTCTTATTAAGTTAGAAATTTGCATCAAAGCCACATTATTTATCAGATTCCACACTAAGCCCATATCTCCTCTTGGTGGGTTATCTTGCAATCTTTTTGGCTTACCATCTTCGCCTCTAACGGCTTCATAACCTAACGTACAACGGCAATTGATAACATCCCCAGCACTTCCGCTTGGGTCGCAAGGATGTAACATTTGCTCAAAACCGCCATTCTTAGTTTTAACATTAAATTTTTCATCGTATGCTACTTTTATACCATCCATATTAAAATGGTCAAACGCATCTGGTGGAACTCTCCTTGTTCTTGCATCTCTTGATGCTATCCACTCTTTCATAGTTACAAGACCAGTTGCACTTACACCAATCATAGAACCATAATTTGCAGCTTTACCTGTTTCCGTTCTTGCTATCATTTCGGCTCTGTAATCCGTTATCCCAGCCGTTCTTAATAGCTTGATTGTTTCTTGCATTGTCAAACCTTCTTCAACCGACTTCATCAAGTATTGTTGAATCTGATTTTTAGTTGTTTGAGTTATTTCCTTAGCTACTTTATCTAATCCTTTTTGTTCTAAATAAGCTAACATAAGGTAAGTAAACAAATCAGTTTTATTATTCTTAAACTCCTCTGGTCCGTAATTACCTTTAACCGATTTAGAAACGTTTTTCTCGGCAATTTGTGCCATCTTAACGCCCATTGCAATATGAACGTTTTGGATGGTCTTTTTTATTCTTTTATCGCTAATAGCGTTTAAATCTTGGGTATCGCAATAAGTATCCACTTGCCTTTGTAGTTCTTTCTTGAACTTTGGTGAGTAGGTTTTTATTGCGTTTAAGTATAGTTTCCTATAATCTTGCCAAATCATTATGCATCTATTTTTTCAAGTAACTTACCAGCTGCATTAAATACATCTGTTTGACCTTGTTGACCTGCTCTTTGTCTAATCGCAATAAGTCCTGCTCTGTCAACGTTTACAAAATCACTTGTATAAATATATTTCCAATGTTCTTTAGTTTCCATATCAGCGTTTGCATCAATGCCTAAAAACCACTTACCATAAGCAGCCATTCCGTTTTCCTCAATGTATGCGTTTTCTTCACTTGCACTTGGTGGATTCCAACTATTTGAACTAATTACTTTGCCTTGACTTACTAATGAAGCAGCTTGTGTAATACCACTACGATTGATGCCTGTTGTTTTCTTGATTTCGCTTATTAACTGATTAGCTAACTGTACGAATTTCTGTACATTATTCATTTGGTAAAGTTAAAGGTTGAAACTCATCTGGTGATTGTAAACTTGATGGAATGTATAATTTTTCCATTTCTGCTTCGTCAATGTATGGTGGAATCTCTAATCCCATAATATCCATCTTTTGCTTAGGTGCAATCCACCAAGCCTTATCCAACCATTCTACTTGCTCCGCTTTATTAGCTTCTAATTCGCTATAAACAGTTGGGTCAAAGTCAACATAAATATCGCTTCCACGATAACCCCAATCAGAGTGTAGTTTTCTATTTAAGTTATCTCTAATACCAACCAACAAAGGAATAGCACAACGAACTGTCAATGCTTTCTCACCTTCTCTTTGGTTGTTGTAAGTCTTGTTATCAGCATCGTTTAATAATTGAGATGGTACTCCATAAATATTACAAAGTGCTTTCATATCCCACTTCTCACTCTCAATGATATCTAATTCAACAGGACTCAATCCGATTTGTTTCCAGTCTACTTTATAACCACTAACCGCAATTGAATTAAAGTTAGCAGAGCCACCTTTCTCGCTTACTGCTCTCTTAAGTGCTTGTGCTTGTTGTGTTCCACTAATAGGGTCAAACCTATCATCATTCATAAAAAGAACTCCAGCTGGACCACCATTCTGGAAAGATGCAACCGCCGCAGTCTTGGCTTCGTTCGAACGAGTTAAGTTTCTCGCAGCAGCCATCAATGGTGATTGACCATATAGTTGATTCCCAGTTGTATTCCATTGTAAGTTTATGTATTTATCTTGTAGTACCTCTTTTTTACTAAAGTTCCATAATGGACCATAATTTAATTGGTAACCGCTAATAGTTGGGGGAAAGTTTTGAATGTCTGCTAATACGTACATATATTGAGAAGGCAATACGTACATCTCAAACGGCTTACCATCGTTGTTACCACCTTCAATCATCTTTGCGTAAACAAAAGAGTTACCTGTAACTAATTTAAAAGTACACCAAGCCTCTACGAAATCGCCAAATGTATCTTCTTCATTTGGATATTTTAATAACTCGTTTAATCTTGCATCACCTGTATATAATTCAAATGCTTTTTTATGTAGCTTTTCTACATCTTTCCAGTTCTCAATCTTATCTGGTTGGCTCATTAAAGACTTGTATTTCTTTGCAGAACTTTCATCCTTTACTTTATAAACGTGGAATGGAGCAAGTTTTGCTTTGTCCGCAATTAATTTAACGATTGAATAAACTATGTCATTTGCTGAATAACCATCATTAACGAAACTAATGTTATCGCCACCTTGCCAAGTTATTATCCCTTGTTGTATTGCAACTTGTCCGTTAAAAGGAATTTGAGGTAGAACGGTAGATAGTTTTTGTTTTTTACCAAAAAAGTCAAGTAATCCCATTATATATGAATTTTAACAAAGTTAGACAATTTATACTAAAATACCGACACCTCAAATTTAGGCTTGGTTAAATGCGTAAATACGGCATACCTACAAGCATCCATCAAGTCATCATTTGCCTTTACAGGTTCTTCTATTACATTATCGTTTTTATCCTTTTTCCATTTGTAAGACATAAACTCCCTTCTTAAGTTTTTGCTATTGTAGTGCAAGTTTATTGGATAAGACTTCATCTTTACAATTCCTGCCCATACATCCTTTTGCGCTGGTTTAATGTTAAAGCCTTGTCGGTAAAGTTCCTCAATAGATTTAGGCTCGGCTGCATCCGCATAGATTGTTGCTCGTTCTGGTAGTTTCTCCTTAATCAATCTTGATAAGTCGCTTAAAGTCAATCCGCTTTGGTAAACTATTTCCTCAAAGTAGTTTTGTCCTTCATAGTGTGTAACCTTTATAAGTGCAGCTGGATGGACATAACCAAAATCCAATCCATAGAACACATCCCCATCTGGTGCTTCATCGTATTGTTTCCATTGAGTGTATATAATTTCCTTTGCTGAACCTCGTTCTCCTAATCCGTAAACTTTCCACATAAAGTCATCTGGCAAGTCTTTGTACTGCTCGATGTTTCTTATTTGGCTTTCGCTTAAGTTACTTATGTTGTTTAGGTAGGTAGAATGTATGCGCTTGTTCTTTGGGTTATCAGCTACCTCGTAAACCCAAGAAATAAAGTCGGCTGGATTCCAGTCTAAGAATGATTGTCCAGTTGTACGAATCAAAAGCTGGTCAAACAAAGCCTTACTAATAAGGTTTGCCTCGTTTACAAATAGTATATCCCTTGCTGGTCCTTTTGCTTTATCTGGGTCTTCTAATCCAAATAATTCAATGTATGAGCCATTCTTAAATGTATAAATAAAATCAGTATACCGAAAATCCTTTTCATCCCAGATGTTCCATTGCTCCATAATACCTTTGAAATCTCTATAAACTCCACGCTTAATATGTGGTAGCGAATGAGAAACGCACGAAATCCTTGTATTTGGTTTGGTTAAAGCTATGTGAATTAACAATTGAACAACCGAATAACTTTTGCTTGACCTTGACCCACCTTCATTGCATATTATAGGATAACCATCCTCGTATGCCTTTTTATTGGCATAAAAGACAGGTGTAGCCTTAATCTTTAATTGGTTGACAATCTGCATCTGGTTCTATTGTGATTTGCACATTACCCTTAATGTCAGCGGTGATGTCGGTGGTTTGCTTTGGTTTACCCTCTAATCTATCAACTACTGCCTCATATGCCCTTTGGTCGCCTCTTAATGCTTTTGATATCATTTGCATATCCATTAACTCAAGCACAGTAAAATCTTCTTCTTCGCCTGTAATTGGATTTCTTTTCTTTTGTACTAATTCAAGCAATCTAAGTAAACGAGTCTTTGAGTTTTGAACTCCTTTAGGTCGACCATTTGGATTACCAGATTGCCCTTTTTCAAAGTGTACTAAATTATCTATTCCAGCCATTGTATTTCCATTGTTTTTACAAAGATATGCCACAATTAGGGCAAACCTTTCCTTTTTTGGTATTGTCTATTGATTTTGGTTCTTCATTACTTGGAACGAGAAAGTCAACATTAACACCCCATTCTTCTAAATCAGCAATTCCCCAATCATTATTTGCTAACATATCCATATCCCACATTCCATAGTGAGTGTTATCAATTACGAGTAACTTTTGCTTTTCTCTTTCGGTTAAGTTAGGCATTTTAATTACAGGTACATCTTGGATGCCTAATTCTAAACAAGCACGATACCTTTGATTACCTCCTAAGATTACATTATTTTCATCTATGATTAACGGCTTTGCTTCAAGTAACTTTTGGTCTTCTTGAATAGACTTAACCAACTTGGCAAAGTCATCACCATTAATTTTTCTTGGGTTGTTAGGATTAGGTTTGATTTCGTTTATGTTCATTATCGGTTTTTTGTTGGTGTTCTTATTGATATAATGCTATCTACTTTCTTTTCTAAATTGTCATATCCTACCCATTTGCCACACTTAGTACATTCAAATTGGGTTTCTTTTATTTTACCAAACCAAACATAGCCTTCGGTAACTGAACCGCATTTACAAGTATATAGCTTCTTTCCGTATGTATCTTTCATTATCTGCCTTGTCTGTTATATGGTTTAACTGCCTTGTCCTTTGGACCAGATGTCTTTTTGTACTTGCCACACTTTCTTTTCCCAAATGATTGTTTGCCTTTACTGTCTAATTTTGCCATTATAGTTATTAATTAAATCTGCCATAAAATCAAATCTTTGTTCTTGTGTTTCCCCAAATACATAGTGCGTAGTACCATCAATGTCAAAAACATAGCAAGGATAACCTGCTATTTCTTGCTCTTTGCACGTTTCAAATATGTTATTTGTATCTGTCAATTAATTCGTTTAATTCTGCTCTTTGCCATTTTTTAAGTCTATTGTTAACCGCTTCAAACTCTAATTCTTTAACTGCTTTCTCTCCTATTCGTTCTACAAGTCCAATCCTGTACATTGCTTGATTGCCGTGCTTAAACATATTGCATCCAGCACATTGTAAATGTATATTCCATTCGTTAAACCTTAATGCCGAATATCCCTTAACTGTAAAGTAGTGTCCAGCTTGATTACCATTGTAGCTTCCACAACTAATACAAGGTAAACCTTCATCCCTTTTCCTTATGTACGCATTTACTACCTTTTGGGTCTTTTCTAACAACTTTGGTAAAGGTATCAATGGCATAAAGCAAAATTAGGGTTACTTTTTCAATCTAACAACACATAATCTTTCGTTATGCTTGTAGCGTTTCTTGTTAATTGGATTCATATAGGTCATAATTGTTTTGTAATCAGTATGTAAAAACCTAACTGCTTTAGCTATTGACCTAAATTCTATCTCCTCTTTTGTATCTAAATAAATTAATCTTACTTCAATGTTGTTATCTATTCCTGTCATCTCAATAATCGTTTTATTTCAAAGTATAAATGTGCAGTTAAATAAATGCAACAAGCTAAAGGAACGCTAATCAGCATAAACTTTAGCAATTCATAAATAAATGTTAATTGTTTCATAGTTGGTTTTGTAAATGTAAGTACAAAGAATATCTTTTGCACTCGTTTTTTATAAATAATTCATCCGTTAATCTTTCCAACTCCTTATCTGTTTTAGCATTGACCTTGTAATAAGCAATTACCTTAGCCTTTATCTTTTCAGCTACATCCTTAGATAGATTGGTTGTGTTTAAATCTTTGCGCTTCCAAAGAATGTCAAAAGCCATAATGTTAAGCAGTTTCCAATCCTTTTTAGCCGACTTATCCCAATTTTGGTATAATGCCTCTATAATTTCATCATCATTGATTTTTGGAATGTCTAATGCTGGTGGCTGGGTATATGTCTTGTTTCTTACTTGAATTGCTATTGGTTTGTAAGCTGACATAACATCACCGAAAAACTTTGGGTTAAAAGTAATCGCTTTGTCAACTGATAATTTCCCCATTGCGTAAAGTTCAAAAGCCACTCCAAGTTCCTTTAGTTTAAAGTTGCCGTAATTCTTTATAACAAATTCACATAAGAACTGAAATAACTCTATTGTAGGTGTTTGACATCCGCTTAAAGCAATACAGGTTTTTAAATGCTCTTTTACCTCAATAGGTGAGCATCTGCTAACACTCATTGTATCTAAAGCAACCACAACCTTTAATTCATCTGGTTCAAGTTTGTTATAGACTTCTAAGTGCATTAGCCTCTCGTTCTGCGTAAGAGAGTTTATGGATTGGGGTAATACTTCGGTTAATGATTTCATCGTTCCAAGATTTGTTGTTTAAAAAGGTTTCTGGGTTTTTACGGAATTGTTTGTCTGGTACTGATTGCTTGTAAAGGTCAATATAATTCATTGCATTTTGCCTTTCCTCATCGGTTAATTTAATCCACTTCTTTTTTAGCTTTTGCTTATCCCCTACCTTTTTATCATAATCATTCCAAAACCATTCAAAATCTATATTTACTTGTTCTTGTTCTTTATCTTGTTCTTCTTCTTGTTCTTGTTCTTGTTCTTCTTGCGTATGTGTATCCATACTGTATATATACTGTATCAATACTCTATCTTTTACCTTTAATAACTCCTTTTCTATGCAAGAACGCACCTTTGGACTAT